TGTACCGTTCTGTGCAATGTACGCATCAAAACAAGCACCGGTACAACTATGAGCATTACCGCTCCACTCGGGATTGTTTGATGCTGTTGCATAATAGATCAAACCAAATACAAATACCACAAACCACTACTATTGGATTCTTCATTCTTCTTCTCCCTTATTTTTGTCTTTTAACATTTTAGCAATTTGTTCCGATTGTTCTCTAATTTTTTTTGCTTGAGTTTGTATCTGTTTGTTTTGAAATTGTGACCACATGATTTGATAATCAATATCATTTTTCATTCTTCATCTCCGTTGTTGTAATTCTCGCCTTTACCGTGGTAGACAATGGCGACTGCTTCGCAGTTTGAGCATGACAAGTTTGTCTCAATCAAATAAATGCCTGATTCGTCGTCGTTATCGCTGCCCCATATAAGTTCTTCGCCGCATGACCAACAATTCACTCATCGTCTCCCTTATCTTTTTTGTAGTACAAATAATAAGATTCTTCGTTGTCCCAATGTTTTCTGCCCACAATTTCGAGACCGCTCTTGATGCGCTTTGCTACTTTTTCTTCTCTCGTTAATTGATTGCTATCGCTATCTTCGCAATCTTGAGTGTGCTCCCCACGCATTATCGCCCTCCATTTCTTCTTTAAGGTCTACTAACTTTCTTTTCTCTCTGTCAATAATAAAATGAGGTATTTGAAGTTCTTGCATTCTTTCTATTCGATCAGATATTTTAGCAATTTCATCATGTCGAGCATCAAAATCTTCTTCGTAATATCCATCACGCATTATCCTTCTTTCTCCAAGTCCCACTTACATCGTCTGTCTTGCACGGGTGGAATCTGTCTTCTACGCTTTAACATCAGCAACCAACTGTCACCACGTTTTTCTGCGTCGTGAAACACTGCGGCAGTAAAAAACACCATTGCGATTAGTAGTACATGCCCTACGACACTACCACCAAAATAAACTAAGCTGCCGATGTATGTGGCAAAAGCACCACTCCACATCACTGCAAGTATAATCATAATCAACATACGACTTGCAGGATCTGGTATGTGTCTCAACGGATTGACATTGTGATCAAACACATACTTGTATGTATCGTAAATCCATAATCCAAAATCTTTCATTGTTTTTCTCCTATCCAATCTCCGAACACACCAGGCGATTGTTCTGCGGCAATTTCCATATCGTAGTTTCTAGGAAAGTGCTTCAACATACGACCCGCTTGCTGTCTAATCTCTTTGGGCACACGTGGTGTTTTCTTTGGATCTAGTAGATCCGCCAAAAATCACGTGTTTGATTCACTGCCCTTCGTCTTTCATAATTCATTGTCATTCCATCCACCTTATTTTTCTGTCACTTTGTTGTTCGTACTGTGCAATGATGTCGTCAAATTCCAACAGTTCGTCTGTTTCAAAGCCGACCAACCATTCACTTAATGCGTTCCAGTCTTCCTCGTGCATGGGTGGAAGACTGTATTCGTGCCAGCCGCTCCAATACTTTTCTTCATCTAAACCACGAATATCAATACGACCAGCGGAATAGTACGTTGTGATCTCCTCGTAAGTCCAAGTATCTCCCGCTTTTAACTCGCCAAATTTTTGATCTTCTTTTAACACTTTGCGAGTAAGACCCCGTTCACGATACCAGTCAAGTGAGACGGGACCCATCCAGTTAGTCGAGTATGTAACTGCCATTACTTAACCTCAACTAAGTCACCACTAACCACACGATATGAAATGGTGGTACCGTTCGACCGCACATAAGCACGACCACCGTCAACCATTTTGTCGTCTATGACTTTGTAGTCGTGTCGGTGTGCGCTGTAGTGCAAGTCACCGTTGGCATCTTCAATCATTGCGAACTCAGCATCTTCGATCGCATCGGCGCTGGTGATCATCACACGATCCAATTGGTCGACGTACAAACCAAAGTATCTATTACCGAATTCAGGATGCGGTGTTGCACGATAGAAAATATCTACTGCTCGTGCTTCGCCACCAAGTGCACTGGTACACACATACTTGACTGATACACCATCCTTTTTGCTGTAGTGCTCAACCATTGTGTCTGTTTTAAAAATAGGTTCGTGTTTGATCATAATTTACTCTCTTAATTGTGGCTATCAATAAAACTTTCAGCGTACGGTCATCATCTTGTAGACTGAATTTGACTCGTTGATCTTCGTTCAGATGATTCACATAAGTGCGACCTTCTTCGTCAATCACTTCAAATCGATTCACCTTTTTCATTGCTTGCAGTTCTTTGCCGATATGGATAGCATTGTGGATCGCCATGAAGCCACATTCCATCCCACGCCCATACATGGTCATATCAAATTCAAACACATCATACAGTGTGTGGCGATATGTGCCACTATCCACTAGCGATGCTTTATGGATACGTTTGCACACGGAGTAGAACGCCCACTCACGCTCCTCTTCGCTGAGTCCATTCCACCATGCATTGTTCATGATTTCATAGTCTTCACGAGATTTTTGTTGTGCTTCTCTGAGCTCGCCAAGCGCCTCAAACAGTTGTTCCTTTTTATTATCACTCATAATTTAAATCCATCCATTCTGTGTCTTTGGGCATCAGTTCAACTGCGTCACCAAACTGTTCTTTCAGTTGATTATACACGCCAGCATTGTTCATCCGTAAACCGTAATGATCTTTCCAAACTTTATAAACACTCCCACTGTAACCATAAAAACTGTAATACGTTTCGTGGTCTTCTACACGAGTAATGCCAGAGTTCATTCGCCATGAATCGCCATCAAGATAACCGCCACTCCAGCCCGCAAGTACTTTGTACAGTGTTTCGCCTTCGTTTTGTATTTTCAAAACAACCCAGTTGTCTGGTGTATAATCTCTCATAAAATCAGTACTTTTTCAAATAACAATCCAATAATAACACAATTTATAGCAAATGTCAACCATTTTTTAAAAATTTTTTAAATTGCAGAAAGATAACATAAATAAATAAAAATAAATTCTTAGCAAGGACTGATTTAAAATGAAAAACGCTGTTACAATTATCGTCCCTTGCAAGAATGAAGAAAAATATATCGGCCATCTGCTGGACTCTCTAAGAGAACAAAAAAATATAGATGGAGTTAAGATCTATATTGCAGACGCTTCAACCGATTCTACACGCCAAGTCATTAAAGAAAAAACTCAAAACCTCAATGTTTCTGTCATAGACGGAGGTCCAGTTTCAATTGCCAAAAACAATGGCGCAGCATTAGCAAAAACACCTTATATACTATTTATTGACGCAGACGTTAGATTTTTTTCTAACACTGTAATTTTTGATACTGTAAATCAAATTATAAAAGAAGATCTTGACCTAATTGGGCTCAATATAAAATGTTATGACAAGTCTAAAAGATCTCAAATTGCCTTCTCAATGTTCAATGTAGTCAACAACATTATGTCAACATGGGTTCCGTTTGCAGTTGGCGCCTATATGTTAACTCGCCGAGATAAGTTTGAAGAATATAAGGGCTTTCCTTGTAAGTATCCGACATCGGAAGATTTTTTCTTATCTAAAATGTACAACCCTCAAAAATTCAAATTAGCCAAACATTATTTTGGGCAAGATAGTCGAAGATTCAAACAAATGGGATACTTCGGTATGATTTGGTATTTAATTAAAAACTTCTTGCATAGAAATAATGAAACCCACTGGAAAAAATAGATGCTAAAAAATACTGGAGCTCGTAGTGTATTCATATCGGATACGCACCTAGGAAGCAAACACTGTAGAGATGCAGAGCTTCTTAGCTTTTTAAAACAACTCAAGACAGAAAAGCTATATCTTGTAGGAGATATTGTAGATGGTTGGCGACTTCAAAAGAAATGGTATTGGCCAAACAATCACAATCGAATTATTAAAGAGCTCATTAAAATTTCAAAAAAAGTTGAAGTAATCTATATCACCGGTAATCACGACGAGTTTTTACGCACAGTCGATCCTATTAATATAGGAAACATTAATATAGTTAACAATACAGTTCATGTTGGTGTAGATGGTAAACGATATCTAGTAGTTCATGGTGATATGTTCGACTATTTAATGAAAACCAAATTCGGAAGATTTATAATGCACCTTGGTGACTTTGCGTATGATAGGCTAATTAGTCTTAACATATTTGTTAACAGAATACGAAGCTTCTTTGGTAAACCGTATTGGTCTGTATCAAAATATCTTAAACATAAAGCCAAGAAGGCAGCTAGTTTTGTCGGCGAATTTGAAATCGAAATGATCAACTATTGCAGAAAGCGAAAGTTTGATGGTGTTATATGCGGTCATATACACACTCCTGCCATAAGAGAATTGGATGGAGTCACATATATGAATGATGGCGATTGGTGTGAAAATTGTTCTGCTTTAATCGAGCACCAAGACGGAACATTTGAAATCATATATTGGACCAAAACAGACTAATAAATTTCCTCGGGCACAATCGGCCGAAAAGTAGTTGTAAGATACTCTTCATCTGCAATTTGTTGAGCATAAAGATCTTTGACCACATTGTACTTTTCCATTATCGCGTCTGGCACGGTTCCTGGAAATTGCCTATCGGTTGATTCTATTTCAACAACTACTGCTCTTAGTGCTCGCAATTCTTGTACATCCATTTTCATATTACTTTTCCATAAATTCAGTTAAAAATTTGTCGCCGGCATTGGAAATTTTTTCGTTAATTGTTGCAACGAACTTGATAGTATTGTACCATACTTCCCAAATTAAAACTGGGATAATTACAACAGCAATTTTTCCCATTCTTTTCCAATCGACTTTTTCTAAAAATTTTTGTATTTTTTCCATTAGGTATTATCTCCGTCTCGATATTTTATGTTTGCTTTATCAAAAACTTTACGGTTTTCTTTTTCCCAAGGAAGTGGAATTGTATGTCCTGCTTTTTTTTCAGAAACCATGTGAGAAGACATGTACGTAAAGAAAAAACCTACGATCAATACAGCTCCACTCATTAATATTTCAAGAATTGCGTGCATGTTTACAATCTCCTCTATACATAAAGCCAGGACAAGTGCACTTGCCGTCTGTAATAATATATATCTTACCGTTTGATCCCTCGACACGCTTTACGTCTGGGCGATATATATCAGTTCGCTCTCCAATCTTGACAAACTTACGACGAGATTTACTAAATCCTTTGAGGGGATTTTTCAAAACTGTGTCATTATGTTGAACAAGGTGTCCTGCAGAGTTCACGTGATAGATGCCGTTTGAAACAGTATGCCCTGCTCTGCTCCAATCGGTTACTTCTTGCAAAATCTCAATCATCTTTTAATCCTAATCTTCGTAATCTTCAATTTGTTTATTTCGAATTCTATTAATTAACTCAAGTAAATCAGATAACTCTTGTTCGTCTCGAAGGGTGTCGAGTTCAATTTCAATTTTAATTTTCATAATTACCAATCATAACGTTGATGAATGTAGACGTCAATCCGACCTGCGTTTTTAACACCACCAACTAAGTCACCAAGAAGGTTATAACTGATGGGGTTACCAGTACGAGGATTGATTTCCTTTTGTATAGCTTCGCGGCCTTTCAAAGATACACGGTATTGCAGCTTCATTCCACGGCGATCAACAGCATTTGATTCACGAAGATACTTGTTCATAGTTTTAACAATACTTCGAACTTCTTCGACTCTTATCATGTCAGTTTCACATGAAGTATCAGCACTTCCAATGTAGTTAGTAGAAGAACGTCTGATCATATTTACTTGTTTCATAATCATTTCCTAAAGTTAAGAAAAGACCGCTTACGCGGTCTCTGCCATTTCAACTGCAAGATCCAGAGCTGAAAGCTTAAGCTTAGAGTTGGACCCAAACCATGCAGATGCAGCTCGAGCATCTGCAGACCGACCAAGTTCGTGGTCAGTGATATAAGTAACTGCATTGTAGGCATTCCACCAGGTACCACGAGCAAAATCAGCACCGGGTTGAGTATCTACAATTTCAAAAGCCCGTTCAGCAGTTCGACTCAAAGTCTTGTGTTCTTGTGTAGAAGTACCCAATACCTTACCAAGGAATTGTTTGAACGCTTTGTCGGTATAACGCTTCGACCCAAGAAACTGAGCAGCTTCTTTGAATTGCTCGATTCTAGCGTGAGAAATACCCAGCGCTTGTTTGACCATTTCAGCGTCAAATTTGCGACGGTGTGAAACACGAACTGCGGGTTGACCTTTTTCGGTCAATGCCATACTAAGAGTGTTGTTACAAACCACTCGAGTCATAACGAATTTAACGTCAATAGAGCGACCATAAGCATGTGGATTTGAGAACAATAGGTAACCTTTGACCTCGTCTCCACCAAACAATTCAAAACCATCTCGAACATCTGCTGCAGCAAAGACAATTTGCCCGTCCTTAAGAGAACCTGCAGTATCCATTACCATGTCGCCTGCTTTGACGAAATCAGTAAAGAAATCGAAAGCATCTGCATTTTGGCAAGGGTTCCATTTTCCGCCGACATTTGTAAGAATCTTACCATCGGTTTCACGTACAAGAGCCTGTTGACCTGTAGGAACCTTTTCACCGTTGAGTTCAATAAACGCATCTTGTAGTCGAACAGACCAATCAAGACCGGCCGCTTTCATCATTTCTTCCGGAGTCATGTCATCAGAGACTGGAACTCCAAGACCGTGCCATGGGAGGCCGGCTGATTCGCGATAAGCCATTTGAGCAACGCCGTTAATTTCTTCGATCATGTGTGCCATAACAATATTTCCTCAGTTAATTAATTTACTGGACTATTATAATCCATTTTAAAGTAAATGTCAACTACTTTTTCATTTAATTTCAATTATTTTTAAGCATGGACCCGAACGTCCAATCGATTTACAAGTAAATACCAATCCACTTGCTTCTGCAAATAACTTTCAAAACTTGCGTATCCTGGTACCCCATTGGCTCGAAGTTCAAAGTCGTTTTCGCGAAAATGTTCGTGACAAATTAGCTGCTCTCGGTCCGTAACGTGACCAAGGATTTTCATCAAGTTTTTTCAGTATTAGTAAAATCATTCATAATCATTTTCCTTGTGGTTTTATCAATTTACTAGACTATTATAATCCATTTTAAAGTAAATGTCAACTACTTTTTTCATTTAATTTTTAATAATACCAAGAGTTGTAGTGTTTTGCTTCTGCAGTAGTAGGACGAGCAGAAGAGAAAGAAGAAGTCTTGAAACCACCGTAGTTGTCGAGTCGTTTCTTCATCTCTTCACCGATGAAAGCATTAGGAACCGCACGAACATTGCGACAGTCATGACCCTCAGAACCTTCAACAGTCTCACACGCAATCGGACGAACAATCACAGTCTTTGCAGAAGGTTTAGAAACAACTTGGTAGAGATCAACTTGAGTCTGTTCAAAGCCCCAAGAGTCAACAAACAGGTCACCGACCTTGACGGCATCGGCAAGTTGTACAGATTGTAGTTTCTGTACGATCTTACGTTCTTCTCGATTCTTTTTCGATTCAATGCGGTCTTCGATGAACCTTTCAATATACTGAGTCATGCGCTCTACAGTGTTGAAACGGTAGTTGAACTCGATCTTGACACCAAGGCGAGCTCGAGGAGAAGGACGTTCACATCGAGCGACTAGTCGCTCTTGGTTAATAACAAGATTGAGGTTTTGTTCTTCGTACTTTGCAATCAAATCATTCATAATCATTTTCCTTGTGGTTTTATCAATTTACTAGACTATTATAATCCATTTTAAAGTAAATGTCAACCATCCTATTATAACATTTTGTTATAAGAAAAATTTTATTAGATCAAAAAGTTATATGGCCTGATGCCAGTGGCTTTCAAGGTATTTTGTAGCGACTTCAAGAAGGGTAGGATCTGCTTTGGTGAGAACACTCAGCATATACTTTTTTCATGTTTGAATGCAGTATGGAAGAATTTTTGATCGTGCGCGACTATACTCTCGGCATTTGAGATCAAGTCTGCTATTTTGATAGTTTGAGATTCGGCAGGGCCGAGTGCAAAATGGTCAGCATCCATTTTCTTACGAAATGTGCGGTTACCGTCTTTCTTTTCAGACACATTAGTACAGTAGTGAACATACTTAGCTACAACTAAACCAAATTGACTTTCAATCTGTTTAAGAGTAACGTTGGTATCTTCCACTACATCATGTAATAGCGCAGCTGCAACCATTTCTGGTGTGTGATCAACTGTTTCCACTATTTTGGATACATGAATTGGGTGAACTACATAAGGCTCGCCGGTGTACTTACGACGTTGGTCTCCATGAGATGTGATGGCAAGCATTAGAGCATCGTTTACAAGTTTTTTATCATTCATAATCATCTTAGTGTATAGTTATATTTTCGTTTAAAAACAACCTATCTATCATATCATGTGTTGAATTGGCATATCCCGATTTGATAATATCAACAACAGTTGGAAACTCGGAATTCGTTTCAACTGGTGCAGTTTTAAGATCGTTTCTTTTATGTGGAGCAAAGGTATCTCTAATAAAATATTTGGCTGCATTTTCAGTTTTGAAAGAACATGCATTAGTTAAACCAAACGGATTATTGGCAGCAAAACACGCATACACTCTCCCATCATCAGCACCAAAATCAGAACCGCCGTATGTTCCTAAGAATACACCCATATTGCTATCAATTATTATGTAGCGTGTCTTTTTCATATAATTTTGAATACGTTTCCCTAACAGCTTTAAAATGTTCAACATAATCGTTTGGATCTATTGCAAAAACCTGTGGCTCTGAATCGTCAACACCTATTAGCACAATGCCTTTACGAATCGGTGTCCCTGTCATTTCCTCGAAAGCTTTTGCATAAAAAGATACTTGCATAAAGTAACCCAAGATACCGTCTGCTTTTTTAACTCTTCGTGAAGTTTTAAAATCAATTACAGAAAGTTCGCCTTCAAATTCGGCAATACAATCGACTTGACCGCCAGTTTTAAGTTCGTTACTATAGAGAAAAGATTCTTGGAACCATACATTATTTATTTTTTCGTCAAGTAGTGGCTTCATTGTATTAAACATATGAATATTTGCCGGCATATGCTTTTTGGAATAGTCTTCTTTATTATCAAGATAATCTTCGCAAAGTTTATGAACAGCAGTACCTCGAGTAGATGCTTGCCGAGAAATTTTATTTGCCTCTTCTTCGCCTACACGCTTGCGCCATTCCATCAATTCTTTTTACCAAGAATTCCAAGAACGGTTGTTACAGAAGGATAGGCATTTCCTGTCGGTGTAAGATATTTTCGAACACCGTCAATATTTTCTCGTGATATTTTTGGTAGTTCAATTCCATGATTGAAATGAGTAAAAGCCATGATATAGTTTCCTTGTTAGACGCCAATGTCTGTAGTACGCGAATCCCCTAAGAATCGTTCACGATATTTTTCAGCATCTTGTGGACTTTCAAAATAATAGGCACAAGTACCTAATTCGTAATTCACTGAGAATTCCCAAACTCGGTCGTCAAGATTTGCTTTGAGCCATTCGGTGTGTTCTTCAAGCTCTGAAAGATTACCTTTAACCTGAAAGGTTTTTTTCCTTAACCAATTGAGTTTATAATCTTGAATTTCTTGCGTGCTCATAATTCATTCTCTTCTTTTGTTTTGTATTGCCATTCTTCGGTATGACCAACCGACCATTTATCGGATGTTTCTACTCTATAGTTTTGAGTACATACTTTGAAGTCTGGCATTTTTGTGTTTTCTGGTATAAGAGACATATCTTTCCATATCACTCTATTGTTTGGTTGTGCCGCAAACTGGCCATTATCGAGTTCAATAATATTAAAGGATTTATGTTCAGGATCAACCTCTGAAAAATTTGTGTCTAATACATTATCGTCGTTATGACAATTGTCGATTGTAAAAAGATAATCGCCACTATGCATTTGTTTATCCTTTCCGAAGAAAGAACATCTACCTAACAATGGTTTTTGTATTACAGTCAAACTATAGTCAAAACAATCCCAAAGTTGTAAAGTGTCTAATGATAAGTCTCCATGATCTTCTTTTGAAACAAAGGCAGAAATCGGGAGTTTATCATACAGTGCACCATACTCAGTTAACAGCGTTTCAAAATATAACGCCTTTCCTGCCACGGATTTTACGGAAACCCATATGCCAGGTGTGAATTCTCCATGACCCCTTTCGTGATCGTATAAGAATTCTTTTCTTACAAGTACCTGTACGGGTGGTAGATTGTGCACTAAAAATGACATTATAGATTTATCTCGTAATCATCATCGAGTTCAACAACGAGAGAATGTGGACCCCAAATATGAGCATGTTCGTATGCCTCTGAAATGGTATTAAACGTCTTAATACGCAATTTAAATTTAGTATCTCCTTCAGTTACAAATAACATATCGTCTTCTTCTTCACCCATAGGAACTTTAACTGCATATTTTGTCACGATATATCTCCAAAAAATAAGCTGCCTTTCATCATAGACAAAAGGCAGCCGTTGTTTATGATGCTATAGCATAATGTAATTGCGTAGAAACATTTTTAGCTTGTAATGTTTCCTTTGCGATTATATATTCCTTTACAAGACCAGAGCGAACAATATCCTCAACTCCAAAATTTACCATCTTAAATGAAGGAATACGATTTAATACTTTCAAAAAGTTTGCCAAACCGGACACGTCATTTCGATTTTTTGAACCTACCAAATCATCTTGTTTTGTATCTCCACAGAATATAATCTTTGAAGATTCACCAACTCGAGTAATAATACTATCGAGTTCATGATACGTCATACTTTGGCATTCATCAACTACTATAATTGAATTGTCAAACGTCAATCCGCGAACAAAAGATGAAGTCATGAATTTAACTTGGCGTTTTTGCTTGAGAATTTCCCATGCATCTCCACGCCCAAACAGATCACATACAATATCAGAGTAAGGTACTGAATAAACCGCTTCTTTTTGAGCCTGAGTTCCTGGCATAAAGCCTTGTTCTCTTGTTTGTACTGCAGAACGAACAATGACAATCTGTTCATAATTATCATTGAGTAAAACATCTTGTAGTGCTAAATAAAGGGCACACATTGTTTTACCTGTTCCTGCAGTTCCTATTGCGGCAATGTTATATCCAGTTTGGTAATTGTGAAACATTTCCTCCTGTGTAGATGTGATCGGTTTAATTTGTTTCATACCAAATTTGGAATTCAACGTTTCAGTTGATTTCTCACGGTCATTTCTTCTTTTTTCTCTTGCCGTTAAACGACGTTGTCTTGACATATAAAACCTCCTTAATCAAAATCAAGGACTTCATGTCTTACTAGAAATCGTTGATCTTGTTGTTTGAGTAAGCCTTATTGGCCTTCATGGTTTTTAACACATCACGAAAACCTTGGTCTGGTTTTCGCAGACCAAGACGCACCGGATCACCGATTTCCGGTGCTGAAGTTATGACTTGTTTTAAGTGGGGGTTTTCTTCAAGAAATGGTTCTCGTTCGGACATCTTAAGGCTAAGATCGAACTCTTCGGATGTTTCTATGTTTCTGAAACTGTATATTGGCATCAGTTATCTCATTGTTCTTTGATTTATTTATAATTATCCGACGATGTATTTGTAAATTTCTTTCCAATTATATACTCGTAATGCGTCACCTTTATAGTCAATGTTATGAGAATGGTGCATTAAAATACTATCGAGTCCTAGCTGTAAACCAACATCAGCGTTCTCTGGCTTATCTTCTACCCACACACATCCAGTGTCTTTGTATTTTAAAAGAGCTTCATCTTTATCTGCGCCAGTGTCAAGATAGACATAACGCTCAAACACAGTAGGACCAAAAAGCTCAATCAAATTTTTAGTACGAAGGTGTTGGGCATAATCATCGTTACTTAATGATGTAATTGCATGGAATATGTATCCGTGATCCTGATGTAATTTTTTAACATATTTAATAGCATCAAGATAAGGCGGTAATTTGCGAATCGAAGCAGACTCGTTAAACATTCGAACCAGTTTTTTTGCTTCGCCGTTTTCTATTCCGTACCGAACGTGAATATCATAAGTATTGTCACAAACCTCAGAATATCCATGGCGAGTCATCCATTGCGTAAAAGAGTAAACCCAATCAAGCAATACGCCATCGCAATCAACCAAAATCACTTTTTCTTTCATTTTTGTTCCTATCAAACGAATTTACTAGACTATTATATCATAATGCTTTCAAAATGTCAACCTAAATTTTAGGTTTCACGATCATTTCTGAAATCTTTAAAATTGTGAAGCTTTTCATCAATACGGTTGTGTCTGTTATCACGACGTTTGCTTTTTTGCCTTTCTTTTCTGCGATCTTCTTTACGAATGTCTTCCCAATCATCAAAAGTGTTATCACGAAAACTCTTAAAACGCTTAGCCATCTGAATCTTGCTTCCTCTAAATCAACTTAATTGGATCTGTGAAAAGGCTTGGAAATGCCTCTTCTATTGTTTTCTTTGTCAGGCCTTTTACCGGTGTATGTGAAATCATATTTTTTGCTAAAAGCTCGGCATCTTCGTTATTGATGTCTTCCAATAAGCTAATGAATAATGATTCTCGCTTAACTTGTTTTAAGTCATCATAACCACCACCTTTAACAAAAATACGAAGTCTACGAGCTTCTCGATAAAGCATCGTATCAGTATCAGGCAACGAATTCTTTTTCCATGGAGGCGGAGTGGCTGGTATCAAAAACTCCACATTAGTGTCATAAACGAGCCTCAATACAGTACGCAATGGAACCACGTCATTTTTTTGAGCCATTCTATTTTTTCATTCTTACTTTTCATTTCTGCTGCTTTATTAATTACTTCAGCAATTGATAGTTTAATCATATTAAAAATCCTGTATATCGGTAATCAAATTCTTAAGTTTTTTCTTAACAAAGTAATTGAAAAGGTGTTCTCTACCAATCTCTTTATCTTTATTATATTCTTCAAGAATTTGATCTTTAAGTTCTTGTGGAATCTGTGATAGGTCAATCATTTTTTTGTTTCGATTATAACGAAGGCGTGTTTCCTCGTCCATTTTTCAGGTTCGGTAATAAAGGAAGTGATGCGCTTCGCAGTCATAGGTTTTGCCTTTCGCCTACAGCCAAACAATTATCAGGCGAAAGAATGTTTGGAACGCCATCGCCGGTGTCACCAC